CATTAGTGCAGAGTCAGTAGTTACTCCTCTATGGTCTACAAATAGTAAATTGTTAACTACATTCTTTACATCATCTGCTCAGTATTCCACTTCAGGAGAATACTACACTAGGGTATTTAACACAAACATCAACATTGATGCTACAGCAGTAGCTCAGATGGGAATTACCTATGGAGATAGATTAGGGAGAGGATCAGTAAACTATAACGTAGGAGCAGCAGGAAAATCACCATCAGCGACAATATACGGACAGTATAGGAATTTAGTATTTGGAGATGAAGATACAGTTTTTCAATTTCAAAATCAATCTTCTGACTACATTTATGTAATCGCTATAGACAGAAGTAGGTATAAAGAAAAACTACTACCAGGTAGTTTTAACTTAAAACTAAAAGGTCCAAACGGAGATGTTATATCCTTAACAGATAATAGTAAAGCATTAACAACTATCTCTTATGTAGACTCAGGAAGAGTTTACGACGTTATTAGTGGATCAAACGGGCAACCATGGGACCTTAACGTTACATCTGCAACCAGTGGATATAACCAAACAGGAGGAAGTTACGGTAAATTTTTACCAGATGTAGGAATCATAGTACTTAACGGAGAAGCATTAGACGATACAGCCGGAGCAGGAGGTATAGACTTAGGTACAGTTCAAGCTGTTGGCCCTATTACTGATAGTGAAAATACAAGAAAATTCTACAATGCTATCTCAGGAGGATTGTACTTTGAAGCACAAGCAGAAGAAACAGTATCTTCAAACTATATATTTGTTAGAGTAAGAAATAGTGAATTTAATTATTCAACAAACCCTTCTAACATTACAGGTTCAGGAGAATTGAGACATGATATTATGATCAATACACCTCAAGCATATATTACAACAGTAGGGTTATATAACGATAATAATGACCTTTTAGCAGTAGCAAAACTATCTAAACCACTCTTAAAGGATTTCACAAAAGAAGCATTAGTAAGAATCAAGTTGGATTATTAATGAATGAGTGCTTACAAAAAACTAAACAAGCAAGATGCTTACATCACCACCTACACTGCCCGAAAATCTTGGGCAGTATCTGGTAGTGACTATAGCGCAAATAACATAGAGACACTTTCAGGTATCTCCGGTTCTTCAGAATATTACTTACCTACAAACGAAATACAAAGTATTTCATATAAGAGACTAATCTTCCAAAGTATAAACCACTTATACTATAGTTTATTTCAAAGCGGAAGTATTACAACTACAGGGTCTTATGAAAACTTTTTACAATCTTCATATACTAGTGGATCTAGGAATATAAAGTCCTATATAGGGGTTTACTCTATGCCAAGAGATATCGTAGGTACTCACATAGAGCCTTTCTCTTTAGAGATAGTACCTGAGTCAGGAGTTTCTTCAAGCTATGTACTACCCTCTTATGCCAGAGAAAACGTACAAGATGATTATGTAGAAGATTTCTTTAACATATACGGATCTACACCTAATGCCTGTGCTACAATAGGTAGTGATTACATAACTAATGAAGGAAGTTATGTAGAGGAAACACCAGCAGCCGGAGGAGAGTATTTAGATATACCAATAGGGTACTCTTCTACGATAGTAGACGATGGGGAAGGTAATCTTTACCTAAAATGCTCTAATCCTAGAAAGTATGTAGGAAATGTAATTTATACTCATGGTCAAATTATCCTTACAGACGAGCTTGTAGCAAATTACTTAATGAACTTTGTAGATGGAACAATAAGATGGAAATCTAATCATCCTATTTATACACATAACTACCACTGTAGAATTAGAGAGTCGGAATTCAACCACACGTATAATCCTTCAGCATTAAGCAGTTCAATAAAAACAACATACTATAATGATGGAGTAGAGTACTCAAACACACTTCCTTCATCAGCAGGAGATTTAAACAGTAACGTAACAGGAAGTTATTTCCAACCCTATATAACAACAGTTGGACTATACAACGATGCAAACGAATTAATAGCAGTAGGAAAAATGGGTCAACCAGTACCAAAGTCTGCAAACACAGATATGACTTTCATTGTAAAAATAGATATATAAAATAAGTAATATGGCAATAGAATTAAGAACAAACAAAGCATCAGCACTTACGTATAATGAGATGGATAGAAATTTTTCATCCTTCTTTTACTCTGCATCTGTAGATACAACTACTAATCGACTTTACCTATGGTATACAGGAAGTGCAAACTTAAACACGTCGCCGAATGATAATTACGGGCCTGCTAGATCTATAGAAGTTGAATTACAGCCAACTACAGGAAATAACCCAACACTTGTGGTGGCAGGAAATCCAAGAAACATTCAATTTAGACATGCTATAGACCCAAGATTAGATGCAGATACAGGATTTATATACACTACTTCACAGCAATTAGGAATAGGAGCAGCAATTCCTGCTACTAATACAAAAATACATGCAGTAGGTTCAACCGCTCTACCAGCTACATTGAGGTTAGAAAGTACTACCTCTACTACCAGTCAACATAAAAGAGCTACTGTAGACTTCTACCGAGGATCTACATTTATGGGTACTATAGGAAAAGACAACAATAGTAACAATGCACTATACATAAAAACATACCCAGGATTTGACGATGGCTTTACAAAACCAATTGCGCCGGGGAACCTTATAATTAACATAGGGAATGTTACAACCTCAGGAGCATGGACTCCTGTAGGATTAGGTATAGGTACATTAATACCTACAAAAGCATTACATGTAGAAGGTAGAGGGTATTTTAGAGATGAAGTAAGTATTGGAACAAGTACTACACAGGAAAAACTACTTGTAAATGGTAATATCTCAACAGAAATTGTAACCGGGAAAATAGGGTTTAGAGTTTGGGATAACTATGCTACAGGCTCATCAGGAGATACTTATGCACATTACGGTTTAAGTAAAATAAACGGAACAAACCCTGTTAACTTATCTGGATATTTTGGACTAACTTTTGCAACAGTAGGGACAGAAAATATGAGAATTACCCAAGCTGGGGATGTGGGTATCAATACTCCTACACCTAATGCTAAATTAGATGTAAATGGAGATACTATTGTAACAGGTTCTTTTACAACTACAGGTAATGCAACTATAAAAGGAACAGCAGCCGTAGACTTTTCACTAACAACAGGTACAACAGTAGCAGTAGGTACAAACCTAACCGTAACAGGTACAGCAACTATAGGGAATATTCCAGCAGGAACAGCAGGAGCAGGTACTAAGATATTAACAGCAAATAATGCAGGACAGATTCAATACATTACAGGTACTTTTCCACTAGGAGGTATTGTAATGTGGGCAGGTTCACCAACAGCACCTCCAACAGGCTGGACATTATGTGACGGTAGAGCGCCAGTAGGTGGAGTAACAATCCCAGATTTAAGAGAAAGATTTATAGTAGGAGCAGGAGTAGAGCCGCTAAAAACAGTGATAGACTACTCAGCACCATTCACACTAACAAGTTATGTAGTTGCTTCAGTTAATAATATTACATACACCATGGATACTACGAATCCATACTACATAGATGGAGCCGGTATTCCACGACAAGGAGTTAACCCAGTAGATGGTAAGAGGTATCATCTATATAAAGGACCAGGAAGTACATCAGCATCAACTTTTAAGTTCATAATATACGATAACAGGTTTAATACTTACGAAGTTATACAAGGAGCTTTGCCGACGTGGGGAAGCGCTTTTCCTCCCGGACCAGCAGTAATATATGCTGGAGATGATAAAGGAGGTACTACATTCTATAAGTCATACGAATCTCAAAATGGACGACATTTTATGTCTTACGATACTTTTGCAGAATACGATAAACACTTTGTTAACGGAAGAAGACTTGCATGGAAAGAGGTGAATTGGGCAACAACAACTTCACCAGGTTATGCCGTAGGAGATAAAGGTGGAGCAGATAATGTAGTATTACTAGGATCTCAAGCACCGAAACATCAACATGATTCAGTATCGGGGGAGTTTAACGGAGCTGGAGCTACATACGGGCATACAGGAGGTAACAGCTACCCAGGAGCTCGTGATAGTGATAACGTACATAACTTAACAAGTGCGTACGGTAATAATCAACCTCACGAAAACAGACCGCCTTACTATGCATTAGCATTCATTATATATACAGGTGTGTAACAATAGAAGATTAACAGAAGATATTTATAATAAAGTACTATGGCAATAACATTTAGAACAAGTAAAGGAGCAGCTCTTACCCATGTAGAAATGGATGAGAACTTCTCTTCTGTTTACTTCTCAAGTTCCATTCACAATATACCTAACTCTACTTCAAGAGAGTTAAAATTATGGTTTGATACAGACGTAACACCGCCAGTAGCCTACCACAGTATTACACTACCAGCACCAGGAGGTTCCGGAACAGTAACGATAACAGGAGATGTAAACAATAGGCTACTAACCGCAGTAGGAAATAGTACAATTCAAGGAGAAGGAAATCTTACTTTTGATGGAAATATATTATCCCTAGCCGGTAGGTTTGAACCAGTAGATGCAGCAGGAAATCTAAGTATAGGATCTGGTGCAGGAACAAATGCTCTAGACGCAAATAATATACTTATTGGAGAAAATGCAGGGTATGAGTTACAAAACCAATTCAATCTTGCAATAGGTAACTCTTCCTTACGAAATGCAACAGGTGAAGCAAATACAGCAGTAGGAAGTGATTCACTATTAAACCTAAATGGAGGAGATAGTAATACAGCCTTAGGATACGGTACAGCAGAAAACGTAGGCAGTGGTGGTGGAAATCTATATTTAGGACACCGAGCAGGACCAATTACAAATACTCCCTCACAGGATAATAAACTATATATAAATAATACACCAGACGATACACCTCTTATTTTAGGAGATTTTGCTACAGGTCAAGTAACTATACATAGCCAGGTGTCTGCATCGCTTTTCTCTGGTTCTTTTGTAGGAAACGGAGCAGGATTGACAGGAGTATCAACAACGTGGAATGGTATTAGAAACGGTAATGCACAAATAACCGGATCACTAATTGTATCAGGAGGAGCAGGAACAACAGTAAACTTTACAGGAGTTTCTTCAATATCAGGATCAATATTCTCAGGATCATTTGTAGGAGATGGATCTGGATTAACAGGTATTATTGCCAACTCAGAATGGGATGGTACTAGAAATGGAAACGGAGAAATAACAGGATCATTTATTGTATCAGGATCTTCACCAACTATTGATCTAAAAGGTGTTACAACTATTGATGAAAATATTAAGATACATAACCCAGACGGTTCATCAATAGGTATAGGAACTAATACATTAGTGAATGGACCAGGGAGTAGTATAGCAATAGGAACTTCCGCAGGATTTACCGCAGGTAGTCAAACTATTTCAATAGGAGCAGGAGCAGGATTTGATGCAGATTCTGAGTCTGTTTCGATAGGAGTTGGAGCAGGACAAAATGCAGGAGTAGAATCCACCTATGTAGGTAATATTGCAGGTTCAGGTAATGACGGTCAATATTCAACAGGAATAGGAAGTCAAGCATTAGCTAAAGCTATTGATTCAAGATCTGAAACTGCTATAGGATATAGATCATTATTTAGAGTAGAGAATGGATATGCAGATGTAGCGATAGGAGCCGAAGCATTAATGAACCTAGAACAGGGTGCACTAAACACAGTTATAGGAGCAGGAGCTTTCCGAAACCTTCTTATAGGTAAGGGTAACGTAACTATAGGTTTTTCTGCAGGAAGTCCTCGATTAAAAGAAGGGCACAGAAATGTATACTTAGGAATGTTTACAGGACGTGATGATGTAGATTATGAAGAAGATCAACTTTATATTGATAACCAGAGAACAAATGACGCTTTAATAAGAGGAGATTTTGCACAAAGAACATTAACATTTAATGCATTAAAAGGTATTATACCTAACCTAATAGATATAAATCAAGATCCAGCAGGGTATAGTAACTTATCACCAGGAGCTCTTTATAAAGATCATGATTTTGTATTAGTTAAACCTCTATAATAAACAGTAACAGAATATGCCAACAATAAGTAATTTAACAGTATCAGGATCTCTAACAGTATCAGGGTCTATAATAATACAATCAGGAAGTACTTTCCAAGGAAACGGTTCTTTTACTGGTTCTTTTTCTGGATCCTATGTAGGAAACGGGGCAGGACTAACAGGAATAACAACAGCTAACTGGAATGGGGTTAGAAGTGGTAGCGCAGCTATTACAGGGTCTTTAACAGTTATATCGGGAAGTACATCACTTCGAGGAGTAACAGTAGGAAGTACTTTAACTATAACAACAGGAAGTACAACAGATGCTAAGGTAGACATATTTCAATACTCAACAAGTAGTCTTTCAGGGGTAACAACATTAATGACTTTCCCAATATCTGCATCAGCAGGTTACGCTGGATTTAAAGCAGATTATGTATTAACGACTCCTACTGAAATTGAAAAGAAAGTAGGTACATTATTAGGTACTTGGGATAGATCAGGACATGCAGATATATCGGACAACTACGTAGTAGCAACAGGAGATGCAATGAACAGTGTATTTAGTCTAAATGCTTCTTCTTTAACATCTGCTTCTTTATCAGTAAACGCAGTAGGGGGGAACTTCGAGATAAACATGCTTGTAACAGCATTTAAGAGAAAAGTATAAAATAATATAGAACATGGCTAACGAACACATAATAGGTAACGACACCCAAATATCAGGATCACTTAATGTAAGTCAATCCATAACTGCAGTTAATTTCTACGGAGATGGATCTAACCTACTATACGTTACTGCTTCCTCACAATGGAACGGGATAATTACAGGAAGTGTAGATATATCAGGATCCCTTAGAGTAGATAAAGGAAACGTAGACCTAAGATTCGCATCAGGAGTATCAGGGTCATTTTCAGGATCTTTTGAAGGAGACGGTTCAAAACTAAATACACTAAACCTAAACGGATACCAAGCCTCAGGAAGTAACTTTACAGGTTCTTTCTCAGGTTCTTTTAGAGGAAACGGATCAGGACTAACAGGAGTAACTGCTTCTTTCTTTACAGGATCTGTAACAAATGCAACATCAGCTTCTTTTGCAAGTACTGCTTCATATTGGAGTGGTTCAATAGCAAGTTCTTCTTATGCAGTATCTGCTTCTTTTGCTGCTACAGCATCATATTGGAGTGGATCATTTTCAAGTGCTCAAACAGCATCATATGTTAATCCATTAGTACAGGATGTACTACTATCAGGATCTTTAAATATAACAGGTAGTCAAATAGTATCATCAACACTACAAGTAACTGGGAAGATACAATCTGTAGCAGGAGTTGATATAGAACCAACAAACGGAATACACTGGAAAGCAGGAGGTTTTAACACTACAGCACTAGGATCGGTAATATATGACGATGGTATAAGATTTTTCTCAAATGGACTTGTAACACCTAGAATGTATATTAGTTCAAGCGGTAATACAGGTATTGGAACTACAACCCCAACTCTAGGAAAATTACAAGTAGAAGGAAATATCTACGCTACATCTATAACAGGATCACTATTAGGAACAGCATCATATGCTTCTCAAGCATTATCAGCATCTTGGGCGCCGATACAAGTATCTGCCTCTCATGCTATCACTGCTTCTTATTTTAATACAAGTACCTTAACACCTCTATCTACATTTAATGCATTTACAGGTTCAATTAATACCGGATCATATACTGGATCATTTACAGGAAACGGTTCAGGATTAACAGGTGTAACAGCAGAGTGGGATGGATCACATACCGGTGATGCTTCCATTATAGGTTCATTAGTGGTAGCAAATACCGTTACAGCAACTACATTTGTAGGAGACGGGGCAGGTATAACAGGAATTGTTTCGCCTACAGCCATTACAGCAACTTATGCAATATCTGCTTCCTATACAGAAATGGTAGGTTTTGCATCATCATCTATATCAGCTTCATTTGCAGAGAATAGTAATACAGCTTCTATAGCAACTTCTGCTTCTTTTGCAACAACAGCTTCATTCTACGGAGGAAGTGTAATATCGGCTTCTTTTGCAAGTACTGCTTCTTACTATAACGGAAGTGTAGTATCAGCTTCATTTGCAACAAATGCAATTACAGCAAGTTATTTATTAGGAACAGTAACTGCTTCTTATTCAAATACAGCTATATCTGCTTCTTATGCAGCAACAAGTTCTTACGCTAATTATGCACAATCAGCATCATATATAGATGTAATAGACCAACCAACAGGAGTAGGACCTTACTACCCACTATTCAGTGATGGTTCAATAAATAATAGAGTATACATTGATAGCGCTCTATATTCATATAATGCTACAACAAATACATTAACAGTAACAGCTTCAAGAGCAGTATCTGCTTCTCATGCTTTAACAGCATCTTATTACAATGGAAGTGTAGCTTCTGCATCATATGCTCAAACAGCTTCTTTCTACGGAGGAAGTGTAGCTTCTGCATCATATGCTCAAACAGCATCTGTAGCACCAGCTTACTTACCGCTTACAGGAGGAACAGTAGCAGGAGATTTAATAGTAACAGGAAACTTAACTGCACAACAGTATATAATATCTTCATCTGTAACATACTTTACTGAATCATTCTCTTCAGGATCTACTAGATTTGGAGATACTTTAGACGATACACATCAGTTTACTGGTTCTTTATCAATAACAGGTTCTTTACAAGTAGGAGATAACTCAGCAGTAGCAGGAATAGTAAATGTAGGTTCCTTAAGATATAGAACATCAGGAAGTAATTCTTTTGTAGATATGTCAATGCAAACAGGAGCTTCAACTTATGAATGGGTAAATATAGTACAAAATAACTGGTAATAAAGTAAAATAAAATGGCAAAAAAATATACAGCTGATTCAGTAGAAGCTACATCGTTTACAGGTTCGTTATTTGGAACAGCTTCACATGCAACATCAGCATCATACGTAGCAGGATACGTTCCCTATACGGGAGCAACTCAAGCGGTAGATCTAGGGCCTTACAACCTTACAGTAAACAGTGTACCTTTTGGTAGGGGAAGTGGAAGTGGCGCTCTTAATCTAGCTATTGGGGGTAATGCTTTAGGTGCAAATAGTTCCTCTTTTGCAAATGTAGCTATTGGCCATAACACCTTAAGATACAACACAACAGGTATTGCCAGTACAGCTGTTGGGTATAGAGCTTTAGAGAATAGTGTATCTACTAAAAACACCGCATTTGGGGCTGAAACAATGGCTTTAAATACTAGTGGAACCTTTAATACAGCTATCGGACAAGAAGCATTAAGAGCGAATCTTACTGGAAGCTATAATTCTGCATTAGGAAACTTTGCACTACTAAGTGCTGAAGCAAACTATGCAACTGCTGTAGGAAGAGACGCAGGAAGGTTTTCTTCTACGGGGAATTTAACATCTACACTAGAGAGTGTATTTGTAGGATTTAATTCAAAAGCTCTAAATACATCTTCAATAAATGAGATAGTAGTTGGAGCAAATGCTATCGGTATGGGGGATAATACAGCTGTATTAGGAAACTCATCTACAGTAAGTAGTGCAATTTATGGAAACTTATTACTAGGAACAACAACTAGTAACGGTGCAGGGAAACTACAAGTAACAGGAACAACCCAGCTAAACGGTAACACAGCAATAACAGGATCTTTAGATGTAACAGCAGGTATAACAGGTTCGTTATTCGGAACAGCTTCCTATGCAACAACTGCTTCTTATTACGGCGGAACTGTAGTAGTTTTTCCATACACAGGATCTGCTCAGATTACAGGTTCATTAGGGGTAACAGGAAGTGCAGCTTTTATAAACACAGCCACTTCGGGAATTGTCAACGTAGATATAGCGGGAAATTATGCTAGTCAATTAAGATTTTTCCATACCGGATCTCAATCCGCTGCTTTATTTAGTAGCAGTCCAGGAAAATTAAGCGTAAGCGCCAATGATATACAAATGAGCGGTAGAGTCGCTATAGGACAATCTACAGTTGCATCAGGAACATACTCACACGCCGAAGGACTACAGACATCTGGATCAGGAGAGTATTCACATGCTGAAGGAAGTATTACTAAAGCAATAGGAGACTACTCTCATGCAGAAGGAGATAACACCCAAGCAAAAGGAAACTATTCACATGCTGAAGGTCAAGAAACAATATCATCAGGATCTTACTCACACGCTGAAGGATATTCAACAATAGCTCAAGGAGACAGGTCACACGCTGAAGGACTATCTACAACAGCATCAGGATCTTATTCACATGCTGAAGGAAATACTACACTAGCAAAAGCAGAAGCATCACATGCTGAAGGAAGCCTTACAACAGCATCAGGATCTTATTCACATGCTGAAGGTACACTTACGCAAGCAATAGGGGAAGCATCACATGCAGAAGGGTATACATCAAAAGCTCGAGGAGACTTCTCACATGCAGAAGGATTTAATACAACAGCATTAGGACTTTATTCACATGCAGAGGGACAGAACACAATAGCAACAGGAAACTGGTCACACGCTGAAGGATACGAAACAATAGCAGTAGGATCTTATTCACATGCTGAAGGAAGACAGACATCTGCCTCAGGTACATTTGGACATGCAGAAGGATTTGATAATAACGCAGTAGGTGAATCATCACATGCAGAAGGTAGAGGAACAGTATCATACGGACCAGCATCGCATGCTGAAGGGTACTTTACAGTAGCATCAGGATCTTTCTCGCATGCTGAAGGGTACACTACAGAAGCTATAGGAGATGTTTCACACGCTGAAGGATATACAACTTATGCTAAAGGAACATATTCTCATGCTGAAGGACAAAACACACAAGCATCAGGATCTTATTCACATGCTGAAGGTACTAATTCAATATCATTAGGAGAAGCTTCTCATGCTGAAGGACGAAACACATATACATCAGGTGCTTATTCACATGCTGAAGGGTATTACTCAAAAGCAATGGGGGATTATTCCCATGCAGAAGGTCAAGCTATATCTACAGGATGGCTTTCACATGCCGAAGGGTACTATGCTTCCTCATCAGGAAACTTCTCACATGCTGAAGGGTTCTACACTAACGCAATAGGGCAAGGTTCTCATGCCGAAGGATGGTTATCAGAGGCAAAAGGGCCATATTCACATACCGAAGGTAAGAATACAAACTCAGCAGCAACAGGATCACATGCCGAAGGGTACTACACAACAGCATCAGGAGACTATTCACATGCTGAAGGGTATACTACAAGAGCAACTGGAGAAGCTTCGCATGCAGAAGGACGTAATGGAATAGCATCAGGACTTTACTCACATGCAGAAGGAGGAACTACAGTAGCATCAGGACTAGGGTCACATGCTGAAGGATTTGAAACATCAGCATCAGGAGACTACTCACATGCTGAGGGAGATAACACAATAGCATTAGGAAACGCTTCACACGCCCAAGGACGTGGTACAATATCATCAGGATCTTACCAAACAGTAGTAGGGCAGTTTAATGTTACATCATCTGTAGAGGGTGCTTTTATTATAGGAAATGGGTCAATATCAGGAACAAAAAGTAACTTAGTATTCACAACAGGTTCACAATTTCAAGTAACAGGATCTGTACATGTTAGTAGTTTTATACACTTAAAACCAGTATCAGTATCCTCTATAGTAGGGCCAACAGAAGGTATGATTATAGCATCAGGTTCAGCAGGATCTAGCGTACTATACTACTATAACGGAACATCTTGGAATGCACTATTCTAATAAAACAAAATAAAAATGTGGTTATATCAAAACAAAGAAATTAAAGAGCTATCAGATATGCCCGGAGACAACTTCGGGTTTATCTATGAAGTAACACATCTACCAACCGGTAGAAAATACTTAGGAAAGAAACAACTTATTTCTGTTACAAAAAAAGCTTTAGGTAAAAAAGAACTGGCTTTAATAACAGATAAAAGAGCTAGTAAATCTAAAATAGTTAGAAAAGAATCTGATTGGAAAACCTATTACGGTTCCCACTCAGAAATAAAAAACTTAATAAAAGAAGGTAAACAGTCGGAATTCTCAAGAGAAATTCTTATCTTTACTCCAAATAAAAAGTTACATACATACTATGAGAACAAATTCCTA